TGCTTTTAAATATTTATCGTAGGTTTTCTTTTGACCTTTAGCACCAAGTACTAAACCAATCATTGTTGATTTAACATGATCTGCATTTCTAAACCCTGAAGCCTTCCCTCCTAATCCATTATAAATAATTTCTGCATGACGATTCATTCTAAATTCTTGTTCTTTCTGAGTATATGTATGAGGCTCACCTTCACTAAAATCCTTACCTTCAGGATCAAATGCTTTGTAACTAAATAACCAGTTTTTAGAATTTTCTCCTTGAAAAAGTATTTGTTGCGAATTAATAAAATTATTCCTTTTTAGTGTTTCTGCTTCTGAATTTTCTTTTATTCGTGCATTAGTAACATAAGTAGCTAATTTGTCATCATTATATACAATTGATTCATAACCATCTAAACCCGGATCTATTACAATCTTTCTATTCACAGCCAAATCAAATGCCTTTACCTCATCTAACCCTCTATAATGCTCAAATTGGATTGCACCTAATTTCTGAGCATAATTATAAATACGCAAATTAGCTTTACCCGGAGACATCAAGCCGCTATCAATTTTATGTTTTAATACTTTATCAATGTAATTATGCAATAAATTATTAGCGGCAAGTGTTTTTTGTTCGTCCAACCCTTTACCTTTTAAAAAATTAAATACCTTCCCCTTCGTGCTACCAGATCCAAATTTACCGTCACCTTTACTCCTGTCACCACTATCTTCTACTCTTTGTCCTTCTAATTCTTCTAATTGTTGAGACAAACCACTTAATGATCTAGTCTCCAATAATGACAACTGATTTTCGCTACGGTCAACTAACTCACCAAAATGTAATTTCAACGCATCTGCTTTAAATTTTTTATCAGCGATTTGAATAAATGGTGACATTTCTTCTATAGCTTTTTTGCTATATTTTTCAGAATTAGGTTTAAATACTTTTAAATCTTTATAACTACCATCAAGACCAGACTCAGTACCATATAAATTTTGAAATGCCGTTAGCTGTTCTGAAGTTTGTCCATTAAGTCCAATACCTAATTCCTTAGTTGCATCAATATAATGGGTTTGCATATCAGCAGATATATTCACTTTCTCTTCTTCTCTTGCTAAGTTACGCATTTTATTGCCAACGGTAACTAAAGTTTCCATACTTCTAGAAATACTATCAAACATTTTTTGGTCTGACTCATGGGAACCACCACCTGTGTTACGAACAACCGGTTCACTAATCTTCAAACCTCTACTTTGATAACGTCTTAATTGGGGTTTGTTCCCAGATGTATCTTGTATCTCAGCCATTATTTATCCTAATGTGAATTTACCAGCTTTAACTTGATCCCATGAAGCCCAAGGTTTATTCCAGAATGCGGTATCTGTTCCACCTATACCTCCTGAAGCCTGAATACCTGCACTCGTAGTATATCCAGATGCCGCCGCTCCGAGAATACCTGCTACCATCTTGCGTTGGTTAGCTTTATGAATATTACTTGCTTGTTTATTTAAGAAGTTTTGATTTGTTTGTGCAGTTATTAAATCTTCTTTATTTTGTCTATTAGTATCTCTAGTAATACCTTCAATATTCTTTTCTGTATTATCATTAATAGATTGTACCACCGCATCTAATTGAGTCTCTTTTGATCTCATTATATCTTTAACCGTACCACTAACAACTGCTCCACTACCTGCTCCCTCTGTTTGTGTATTTTGAATATCTTTATTAGATGCAACATACGCATTAATAACTGCATCCCCCCCGGTTTCTTTGATGTCTTCAGTAGCTAAATATGAAGTCAAATTCCGATCTGCTATTCTTCTATAAGCTGTAAGCATAGACTGATGCCCTTGTTGCTTCAGCATATGTGCTTGTGATTTCCCTGATTGAATTGAACTATACGTCCCATAAAGAGACGATCCAACTGTTACACCAGTAGCCAACCAACTCATATCTTTACCTCTAATTCATCAAATGATTTTGCAATAATTTCATCTTCAATTTTATTTAAATCTGTTTCAAACGTCCTGTGTACAGTTACCACAATAGCATTAGTATGAGTATATAACATTCTCTTAGTACCGGCTGGCGTAACAGTATAATATGGAGCTTGTAGTAATTTCTCGCCATCCTCTGATAATACTGAGATTTTACCTTTAATTAAGAAAAATGGATGAGCTATTTTATGTATCTTGCTAATAACTATTTCACCTCTAGGCATAAATATTTCCCGGATATACAATCCATCTGCATATGTATGCTTAACAGGATTAACAGCATTAGCTTCTTCTCCCTCTACACTATCTTCACGACTAATAATTTCTTCTTGTATATTAGTAACATAGTCTCTATATTCTTGTTTTGTTAGAACCGAAGGATATGACTCAACTGCATTGTTTAAATAAGTAGTATCTATTCTTCTAGCTACGGAGTTCATTAACTACCTCCTGTCTCTGTCTCTAAGACAATGGAGTTAATCTGCATTGGAAATGGGCCATTAGAAACAATTTTTATATCGAAATCTTCCCATGCCAAACCTGATAGCGAGAGTTTACGTTTACCGGAAAATAAAGGAATCTGTTGACCCATTAAATCTCCAGAAGTTCTAAATAAGATTTCTTCATTTTCATCTCCATATTCTACTTTAATACCTAAAGATTCTTCAATCAGAAGAGATATATTCTTAACTTGTTTAGAATAAGAATATTGATTTTCTGGTGCAGTAGGTTCTAATGTTTCTAATTCTCCATTATAAGCTAGTCCTACTACAACATCTGATCCAGCAGTATTATCTAAAGTAATTGCTCCTGATGATACTGTTTTATTATTATGTTGCATACCATCATAATATATTGATACAGATTCCCCTTCTAAATGATCTAACCCACTAACTACACCTCCACTCTGTGTAGTAGTTATTGCGGAATCTAAGAATACTAATTCGTTGCGTGTTAATGCTCCTTCCGTAGGGAATCTTGCTAATGTTTCCATGTGATATTTTAATACACCACCTATTTTCCTTTCAACTTTCATCCATACTTGATCATGTGAACTTGTTGCTATCATTTCAATATCAGTAACTTTAGCTTCAGTTCCAGATATGACATGTTCCGACCATGCTTGAAATGCAGTCTGTCTATCATAACTTAAAGACAATAACCTGCCATCATTCATCATCAACCAGATAACATTATTAGGTCTTTCCTGCCATACCATCTTTTTTATTTCAGATGATTTAATTATATCATAACCTTTAATTGATATTTTACTATTAAACCATTGACCTTCTGCACCTTCAAATAATAACTGTTGTACATCTTTACCTCCAATTTGTGCATACATTAGAGCATTGGAAACAACAACAGGGGGTGTATCTGTAGCAGAAAAAGAGGATTCTCTATTAATAGTAAATCTAAATGGTGTTACAACTAAATTAGTTTCTGAACCATAAAGCATGTATACACCAGCAGACGTACCCATAGTCATCTTCTTTGATTCTGCAATCCATTTTATTTGGTCTAAAGTGTCAGAATCTAATGTAAATGTTAATGCGCTTGATGCCGTAATTACTTCAATTGCCTCTCCCATTATAATAGAAGATGGAGAATCTTGTGCTGGAAGTTGACTAGGTGCAAATGAATAGAAGTTATTTGTCTCTGATAGCCATACAGTAGAAGGTTGCAACTTTGTTGCGGCAAATACCATTCTCTGTTGATATATCTGAGATACTGTTGGATATCCCTCACCAATACTAAATGCTCCTACTCTAAAATCTGTTGTGCCAGCTTCTTTATTAGTTGTTGGATGTGGGGGGCCAAAAACTCCAGTCGCGGTATCTTTACCACGAATATTACACATTTCCGTTTTTAAGGTCACATTAATCGTATGATTAGATGCATGTACAGAATTAATTATACCCCAACACCATCTTATCCCCCCTATTCTATTTAATGGCCTAGCTAATGGATTTATCCTTATTAACCTACCAGCATCTTCTTGGGTTGGAGTTGTATCAAATAAATCATTATTTGCAACACTATTTTTATATACAGTTAGATCAATAGTGGTTGCCGCTTCATCAACGTATCTATGTACATTTACTTTCGCATCAGCAGTAGTAGTAGATGTCCATAATTCAAATTCTACAGCAGAACCCCCATCAGTATCAGAAACTTGAAAAGATGTCGATGTCGTTGAAATAACGTAAAAATCCGCATCTACATGTTTTTGAGCCGCACTCGTAGTAGGACTTGTATTATCTCTTGTTAAATTACCCCAACCTCCTGAACTATTTGTAGTACCAGAAGGAGTTGTTTGACCATCATCATCTAATCTGACTTTCATACCAACTTGAAGACCATGATTCGCAAGTACAACATGATTAGTTACAGTATTAAATTCTACACCAGCTATTGGAGCTGTGTTTGAAGGTTCAGCTTTATATAACGCATATCTTTGTGTAGCATCTGATTCAGAGTAGACATTAATTTCATTATATGGCCCATCACTAAATACAACTTCATATGTAGACCAGATACTACTATCTTTTGCTACGCCACTTCCAGTTGCCGTTTCATCAATAACTCGCTTTATTATTTGTGGCGGTTTAGTTGGACAACATACAAATAAATAATCCCCACTTTGGGTAAACTTTAGTAAAGGTAATTCCGCTTGAGTCCAAGTTGGAGTTAGTATTTCATATGTTTGAGGAGGAACTTGTTTATCTACTAATAGTTGATCCTGCGACCAGACTCTTAAATAACCTCCAGTAGTTAAAGTAAGATGTGTTTGTCCTACTTCTAGGATGTATGTATTATCTTTGTCTTTAAAGAATGGAATGAAGATTGAGGAAGGATCTTTTAAATCACCTATATAATTTGTACCCGGACGCTTCACCACAGGCCCGGAGAGAACAGGAATCATGTTCTTAGCTCCCTTTAGACCATATTTGTAAAACTCTTCACTAGAACGCCCCTGAAGGCTTTTTGCTAATACACCTTCAGAAAATCTAGGTTGAACAAATTCATATTTCATAAATGATAACCAGTATTATGATCCAATACTATAATCATATTGATTCGCTTCGTAACCTTGTGATGGGGTATTAAAGGTTCTATGCGGTACAGAGTGTCTACCTTTCTTTGCATCAAGAAAAGAAGATCGTTCCCGATGTTCTGGTGTTTTATCGTGGGAATTAGCGGCTCTAGCTTCTTGTAAAGAAATGACATATCTTTGCATCATTTCTTGTTTTAATCCTTGTTTACTTGTTAGTGTTTCACAAATTTCTAGTGCTAACTTCATAGCAATAGCTTCTGCAAGCAAAGAATCTAAATTATTTATATCAGTTGGATTACCTACATATAATACATTAAGAGTCTTTTCATTAGATAATATATTCTTTTTTTCAACTTGGTATCTTGATACAGGATCTACTTCAACAACTTTTATACATCCAACAGGTAATTGGAATATATAGTTCCACCCAAATACAGGCTCTCCAACATTCGTTAAGGTAGCTCTTTCTAATGCACTATTCCATGTATGCATTCTTAATACTGTTGTAATAACATCATTAAGTCGTGCATTACATGCTCTAGCCCTAGAATTATTGTCAGTTAAACTTTGAATCCTTGCTTCCCCTAGAGAACCTAAGGCAAGGTTAGCTATACCAGTTTTATCCATAGTTATTTCGAAGAAATGGGGGCTAGTTTCCCAACCCCCGATTGATATTAATCAACAGTATAATAAATACGAACTTCTACAAATGCCGTAGTAGTTGTGGCTGTTGCAATACTTATTGTCGCAATTACTGTCGTTTCTGTAGTAATTGTAACAGGTGCAAGTGTTACATTAGACACTCCTTCTCTCATATGTCGAGTACCAACCGCACTAGAAGCATCTGCACCTAAAAATGCAGTTGCATCACCAGTAATCCCTAGAGACAACTTACTAGTTGCCGCTAACGTGGCAGATTGGTGTAAAGATGCATCCCATACTTTTGCTCCGGGAGGCAGTTTACCAAAGGAAATCGTATCAGAAGTAGTATGGACTAAATTTGTCCCTACTAAGTCTGCAAACGAGAATTTATCATACAAAACACGCATCCGTCCACCCTGATCGGCGACGTCAGTCAGCCTTGCAGGAACAGATACATGTCGTTTCTTGTGATTTGCAGCATTTTGATTTGCCATATTTGTCCTTTCAGATTATGTGTTAAGTAGGTTATGCAGGTTGAAAACATTCGATCTGCAGTACCATCTCTTCCCAAATCCTAGTTGCACCAATATCCATCTCAAAATATGCATATGGAACAAAAGATTTGTCCGAACGTCTTTCTATTTCTGTAATTGGTTCTTCCCATGAACAGAAAGCCAATCCTTGCGGATGAAATGCAAGAACTGATTCAATTACATCGCCAGCTACAGTTACTTTAGGCATATTCTCATACCTAATAAACTGAAAACCAGCAAAGAAATTCGTTTGCCCTTCAACCAATGCTCTCAGATTGTTATAATCTGCGCTTTGGATTTGTTGTGAATGCAGTAATGCTTCTATCTGTCCAGCAGAACATACAATAAAATAAAGTGGGTTACCACCTTCATCATATTGATCTGCTTCATTTTCAGATAAAATTCTACGAGCATGTAACAACTTATCAATTGAAAGCGAAAAAGCATTAGTACCGCTATTTTGGACACCCATCATATTGGCATCATAAGAGCCACTACCAAACTGAAACGCTTTAGCAATGTGTTGTTTGGGGAAGTTAGTTGAATTCCAGACTATCTCGGTTGCACCGTCCATTGCCCCACCATCTGATTCATATGCTGAACCAAAAGCGGCAGTAACAATTGTTTGATCCATCTTACGAGCCATTGCCATTGACGTAGCTTCTGCGTAAGGCTGAAACACATCATAGTTCATTCTACGAGTGTCAAAACCCTCTACAAAGAAACCAGCATTTTTAGGTTGTGCTGATACTCTCCTACGTTGATGGGAAATCGCTTGTACAGGTGAATCTGCAAAACGTGCAACTTTGTCTAGTGCTTCGTTAGTTCCGATCTTATCGATGAACTCGGCAACACCACGACAATCTGGTTTGTTAGTTACAAAATTCCGTAACCGTGTTGTTTTTTGTTGAAGCGCATGTAATACATCAGCAGAATAGCGATGTATATACGACGTTTCAATATCATAAAAATTAGCCATAGTTATCCCTTATATGGAAATCTCATACACTTATGTGTATAAGTAAAAGTTACTATAACCTAGAGATTATCCACAAAGGGTCTCAAAAGAACTTTCAATAGGCCAAATGGTTATCTATCTACTTGTACTTTTATTCAGTCTTATCTTCGTCTTTGTTGACCCGGATATGCTGTTTGATACAACTTATCCATTTTTTTCATAGCCGCACTATGACCCGGATCACGATTATCACGATACGAGGTTGAAAAATCCTTGTCACGATAAAGAGCCTGAATTTCTTCTTGTGCTTGTTGTGGAGAGAGCTGGCTTGAACCAAGTCCTGTCCCTACAACTAAGGAATCTTCTCCCAAAAGTTCACCAACTTTAGAAAAGGCTCGGAGCATTTCAGGATGATTACCCAAGCCAGATTCATCCATAAGTTGACTTAATTCTGGTGACGCAAATTGAGCAAATGCCCTTTTTGCATAATCCAATTTACCATCATAATTCTTACCCCATTCTTGTTGGAGTTGCATGGTGGTATTTACTTCTTGATCTTTTTGAAGCTGAACATTTTCTGCTTCTTCTTGTTCCTGACTATCAGCATATAGATTGAGTATATTTTCTGCTTGCTGTTGGGTTAGACCAGTATCGTGAGCAAATTCACGGAACCCATCTAATTCTCCATTTTCATCGTTAAACTGGTAATCTTTGGCTTGTTCTGGTCGTCCCATTTTATTATAAAAACCATTCCAATCCTCACCTTCTTGAGGTATTGCCACCATTTGATCAGGGTTACCCCCTATCATTTTTACAGCATTAACATATGATTTTGCAAGTTTATCTACTGAATCAAAAGTTGCTAAACTCGGTTCATCTCTCAATCCTGCTGGCATTTCAGCCGCATTAAAACCTATTGATGCGACATCTGAACTTGAATCGCTAGTGACTTGTCCTGATTCTTCAGGGGCTACTACTTCTTCCGTCATTTTATTCTATTATTAAATGTTATCCTGCCGTTTCAATCTGGCAAGCTCTTGTTGATCATAGCGTGTACGAAGCACCCTAAGATCGGTGTCCACCAACTCCATAATCTTAAGCACCACACTACGTTGGCCTTCTTGCCATGCAGATAAGTACGGATCGGGAGTTGGTGTAGTCTTAAAAACAAAGTGATCTTTAATCAATTTATTTAAAACTGCTTTCCCTTGTTCAGTTTCAAAACATTCTTTAAAAGCCTTCCTTGTTTGTGCTTCACGGTCAAACCATTCCATTATTTATGTTTTCCGGTAGCATGGTTAACATGACAGGAAGCACAATACTTCGTTTTTTCTACTTTTGGGCTTATTTTTACATTAGGCATTCGTCCTATATGTTTCTGAAACACAGCGGCTTCTTCTTTATTAGATGTTAGATTATATTTCATTTTAGTGGCTTCTCTTTTTAAGAGATATTGTGAAATATTCTTTGGTGGTAACCACTTGTTCGGGCCTTTATAACTTTTAGCTCTATTAACTTGGGCTTCAGTCATTACAATATTACTCTCATCATGTGCCGCCTTATTTTTCATTTTAGGCATCCACTTAAATCCTCCTGATTGCCATATTTCTTTTATAGCTACACCGTGATCTGCATGGAATTTACGTGGTTGAAGACTTTTTCGATTAGTATAAGCACTTTTAATCCAACCTCTATTTTGTAGAATATTTTTTCTTAATACATTTGCACGAGTTACATTTACAAAAGTTTCTCTATCTTCCCAATTTTTACGATTGTAATGCGCTGGTTTACCGTCTTTTGTAACTGCGGCATAATATGCGGCACTATGGCGTGGTTCTCCCATTATTAACCTCTAATATTTTCAGCTTGTGCAGTTTTTTGATTTACATCAGCGGCAACTTGAGCTTGTTGCATTTGTGCCTGTTCTTGTTGTTGTCGTTGTTGTTCAGCCACCATTGCTTGTACTTCTTCTTTTGATCTAATATTTGAAACAGGAACTTGTAATACTTGTGCAGTATTTTGCAAGATTTGATGTGTATCAAAGTACATTGGTATTGTTTGATCAATTTGTGCAAGTGGCATAATCATTTCAAACAATTGGTTCATAGAACTTATTTCACCTGATCTCATTGAGATAGATACAGGGTTCAAATATTCTATTCTAAAATCCTGCATTTCTTCAGGCATTGGCGGTAATAAATAAGACCGTGTAAGTATATTTACAGTTCTCCTAATGACAGGATCAAGGAATTCTGCTTCTTGACGAGCGAGTATTGGGCCTAAAACAGGCATCCGTTGTCTCATTCTTACAGAAACTTCCGTTGCACTAAACCGCATTACATCACCATCAGGTGCTACAGGCCCGGGTAATTCCAGTAAATCTAAGAAGTAGCCTTCCCTAATTGCAGTAATACACTTTGCACTTAGTCTTTCTGCATACTCAGGTTTTGCATCAGTAGGAGCAGGGAAAACCATATCTTTGCCACCTAATCCGACAGAATAGTAATTTATAGCATCTGGCGTTGTATCTAGCGGATCAAGTAACCCCGAATCTGGAACAAACATCGGTGGGGATATTGCTTTTTGTACTGCTTTTAAGTAACTTTTATCCACTTCTGTAATAAGCCTTATATCGGGCATTATTTCCCAAGTTGGGCCTCTTCCATATATTTCTCTATCGGATCGTTCCCATCTGGCACAAACATATGGCATTTCGTCATATCCAGAAATAGATAAAAGGCTCTTCCTTTCCTTTAAATAATGTACAGATACAAAGTTCTTCTTAAATTTAACAGGTAAGTGTTCACGTACAGTCCATGCTGGCAACACTGCATGTACAACATCATATTCATCCAACATCTTTTCCCCATAACCTTTGTCCACTAATTCTGGCGGTAATGTTTTAGGGTCGAATCTCTGTACTATATCTTTGGCTGTTTGTTTATAATTCCGAAAAATTGTATCAATTTCCATTTCACTTCCAGACCCAAGTATACAATCCGAAAGAGGAAAATTGCGGTAACGAGGGCCAAATCCCGGAACATCTTCGACAAAAACAATGCCAGTACCAAATGCTCCAGCTTCAAGATAATATTGAAACACTGCACTTTGGAAATTCGATATAGGTCGAGATATATGATGTTGAATAACTCTCGTTGCTTCTTCCAGCCATAATGCAACATTGCGGTACTCATCTAGATTTGGATTCCCACTTGTCAGTTTAAACCATTCTGCCCCCATAGGGGTAAATACATTATGAATGTTAGAAGCAAACCGCTTTAACAAACGCATTGCCGAACCTTCAAATGCATGATCCATCCTATCAGCACCTCTTGAATGAGTCGTCGTAAAATCAGAACGATGTGGAAGAACATATTCTGCAATGTCTTGCCACTGTCGTTCCCATAAATTACGATTATTCTTCAACTTTTCATGATGCCGATCTAATAGAGGCCCGAATGCGCTATTTTCATATGCCATATTTTATCTCAATTTAGAGCTTGTGTTAGCTAATTTTGCTGGCTGAGCCAGAACCAGCATGCATTTTACGGCCCGAACCTTGTTTTCTTTGACCAGTAAGCATCGTAGTCTGCTGTGTTGCCGCTTCAAAGCCAGTTGGCCCGGGGCCGGGGCCTTCGCCCGGTGCATCATCTGCATAACCACCCTGACCTGTCAGTGCTTCCTTACCTAACTTAGCAAGTTCATTAAGATTCCTATTGAGTATATTCCCTGCTCCACCAACAGCAAAATTTATACCTTCCCCAAGTTTGTTTATTCCACCTGTCAACATAGAGGTTCCATGTGACATATCTGGTGTAT